TGAGGGAAGTACATGCGGTTGTAGTTCGCGTGAGACGCTGCTCTTGCCTGCAACTCATCAGTACGTGCCTGCCAATCATTTCCTGTGCCAGGAGCGAATGCTGCTACGACGACGCTGCTAGTAAAGCGATCATCAGTAACATTCTCCAGGATTGCTTCAAAGACCACACCCGCGTGGCGAGCGACAATATCAACGTGAGTAGTATCATCGTTGGTAGTGAACATTGCGTCCAACGTAGCATTGCCTGAGATTGCAGTGATGATGTTGTCCACTGTGTTCTCCACAGCAGCACCAGCATCCACAGAGATGTTGATTACCTTGTGGTTTGTGGTGTTAAACACGTGCAGTGGGAACTGCTTTGATGCACCACTCAAGTCTGCAATAACTGCTTCGTTGTGGACGTAGTCGAGGTAACCAGTAGGCTGCTTACGAACAATGATCTTAAGGTTGAGAACATCACTACCAATATCACCAGCATTAGGAGTGATTTTGACTTCGTGACGTGTAGAAGCTTCATAGCGAGCTGCTGTAACACGAACGATGTCAGATGTGTTGATGATTGGGGTAGCAATAGGATTACCGCTTCCATATCCTTGGACAACCTGAATTTTGTTCTTGAGCATGTAGCCATTGGCTATGGTAACAACGTCACCTGACGTAGCGTCAGTTCCGTCTTCAAGGTCAGTACCGAACAATCCGGTGGCAAACCAGGCACCGCCAGTAGCTGCATCGAGGGTCCAGAATCCGAGCTTCTTTGATACAAGATCGGCAAATCTATCAGTACCAGCAGTTCCAGCTGCTTCTAGTGCACTGTTGCTAATAAATACTTGTTTCATAATTAGGTTTTTGAAACATTAAACATTACTCGCTCTCCAGGACTTCCCTGGATTGCGTATTATATCTTGGGGATTCGAATCCTTCCAAGATGCTTTTAACTGCCATTTCTACGATCTCATGATGCGTATGCTCTGGCAGCTCGCAGCCTACTCCACCACGTTTGGTCATAGAGGCAGGCTTACGGATATACCTTAACTGTATGTAGCTAGGTATAAAAGTTGTGTTAGTATACAAATCTACAAAAGTTTCCTGTATCGTATACAAGATAGAGTCAGGTTTTGTAGAATTAAAAGGGTCATCAAGAAGTGCATAGATATCGTCTTGCTGAGAAAACTTGCACTTTGTCCTATAGATTCTAAGTACCCCTTCAGGCTGACTAGTTGTCACTGGACTATGCTTGATGATAAAAGTTGAGGTTGGTGCTGTAGAACTAACCAATTCTACTTCCTCCCCATCTACTGGGTTGATCCATGTAATGATGTAGTAGGCACCATTGTATCCTGTAGCATCTCCCCCTTCTTCGCCACTGCCTTCAATAGAAGCTCCACTGATTGGGATGAATCCTTCTTCATCTCCAGAGTATACCTTTTCAAGGTAGAGCTCGTTGCCGTCAGCAGGGGGTGAGTCTGTAGCTACAGTATCAAAGTATCTGTCTGTAAAGCTGTCGTTGTTAGACAAGCTCGGTACTATCCCCATCCCATAGTACGGACCAATCAAGTAGTCGTAAGACAATCCTCCAGGTGAGGATATGACTTCTTCTGGTGTACCGCTAGCATTTGCTATCTGGATACTCTTGATCTTGTATCCTGGGAGTGGTGGGGTAAGAGAGATCTTGAGATAGTCCTTGTACACGTTAGTCTCCGTAAACGGGAGAGCCTTATTTCTGCAGTCATGTGTGACCTCAGCCATCACGTTGACAAGGAACATGTAGTCATTGGGAACCTTGTATCTGTATGAAGATATATTCCCGTTTGTTTTTGATGTATACCCAATCCCCATGAAGCTGTGGGTCTCTGTGGTATAATCCTCCACGAGGTGGCGGAGGTCGTCCAATCTCTTCTGAGACTGTTCGAACCCCCGCTGATATTTATTGCCTCGTGGATTGTAGCGCTGATTGATGAATCTGCGCATAGCAGTGTTTAGCTCGTAGTCTATTTCTTCTGGAAGAAGACCATCTGCTTGGAAGGATGCAATCTTCTGCACCCCCAAGTTTACCGCTATGTGCATTTCTTCTATCGTCATGCTATTGTTTTAAGCTGAGCTCTCATAGAATTGATAGCTCCTGAGTTTTTCTTGTTGTTAAAGTAAACTACCGTATCAGTCATGTCTTCTCCGATAGTCTCATCTCCATAGATGACTTGATTCCCAATCTTACGCAAGACACCAGCTTCAACAAGCTGCTCAATCTCTGCCTTTACGTCAAGATTCTTATCAAGTGATATCTTCAAGAACTTTGCAGGCTCTTTGTCTTTGAGTCCGTAAAGTCTGTTCTCAATCTCAATCTCAGTCAGTCTTGCTGGGTTGGACTTTGTCATCACCCAGAGTATTCTGCGCATCTTGTCAAAGTCAGATGAGATCTTGATGAACTCCTTGTCTGCATCCTTCTTGAGCTTGATCTTGGCATTCTCTTTGACGAGGTCACCTTCTGGATCGTAGATGTAGAATCTTTTTCTACTGTCTCTGCCCATCTCTTCTTTAGATCCTGCGACCTGTCTGTGCTTCTTGCACCATGCGTAAGTCACGTAGTCTATAGGATTTATTGCATCCCCGTTTTCGTTGAGGGTAATATCCAACTCCACTCCTTCGAATGGTACTTTCACACGCATGTTTGCCCAGAATGCTTTTTCCTGAGCTGGCCAATCTTGATGATCGGGGGGAACGTCAAGTATATGCTTTAGGTGCCGTTTGGCTTCTTCCCCTTCAAGTCCTTTTAGGGGTTGACGACCAACAAAGATTGAACCAATGGTAACTCTTGCCGTTGCAAGAATCTCCTTAGGCAAGTAGCCATTTTGCTCCTGCCTTCTAATGTAAACTTTTTTCATGTTCTTTTTAGTTTAAGAATAACTATATGATGATGCATAACGGGGGGACCACCGCTGCAGTCCCCCCTATGCAAACCAAACACCAAATTACGATGCAGTGCACTGCAAATCGAGCGAAGTATCGAATCTGCGGAGCAGGATACCAGCCGTCTTCAACATGTGCACAGAAGCACCGTCTATATCACTTGCGCGAGTGTCAGACTCTGCGAAGCCCTTAGGCACAACAGAACCAGCAACAGCCCAACGCAACATCTCACGACCCTTCTTGTTGATCATCTGGAGGTTGTTCTCTCCGTCATACGTAGACTGATCGACGAACGTCATTCTGTATGATTCGAGAGGCAATCCAGTCTCAGGGTGCTTCTTAGAAGCCTGAGCAACAGGACCATGGTCAAACAATGGAGACTTCACCACGTTCACTCTGTGACCATCGATGTGGTCGTATGAAGTGAAGTAACCGGTGATACCCAAGCTACGACCGCTTCCAGTGATGAACTTAGACTCAGTAGTCTGGAGGTATCTGTTGTCACTGCTGCCGTAGTAGTTACGCAGAGCCTTATCGAACTCACGTGCACCACCAACACCAGTGTACAACGTCACCTGCTTGTCCGTAGCATCAGTCATGCCGTAGAACAAGTCACCGATAACATCCTCAATCTTCTTCTGAGTCAAAGTAGAGTAAGTGTCCTTGTTGATGATCTGCTCGAACAAACCAGGACCAGAAACAACTGGTTGACCGTTCTCGTCAGTCATCTGCGTACGACCATTGTCGTCATGAGTACGCTGACCGTACCAGTAGTACATCTCACACTCTTCCTTAAACTTGAGCATGTGACGGTACTCTTCGTAGTCCATCCACAACTTGGTAGAAGAACCTTCCTTGGTTGGGAGCTCGAACTCAGCAACGTAGTCCTTAGCGTTACCAGAGAACTGGTAAGACTTACGGACAGTACCAATCTTAGAGCGGACCAAACCAGGAGCTGTCCAGTTAGAAGCATTTCCGCGAGAGAAGTCCATTCCAACATTTGCGAACAACATACCCCAGAGTGCGCCTGCTGCGAGGTCACCACCAGCAGCTGTGCTCAATCCACCTGCGTTGGGCTTAACCAACTGGAGGGTGTATTCGAAACCATCTGCGACGGGCATAGGA